GACCCTCATGATTCTCAATTGTGCCATCTCTTATTATCTTCTTTACTTTGTTTGCAACTTCGCCTGCTTCACCGGTCAAACCTAGTGTTGGATAGATAATGGCCTGTTCTCTCGGATATATTGCCGTTGTTTTTGCAACCTGTTGGTACATATCAAGGTCGCTTATTCGATTGTATTTATGATTTTCGTTAGTTCTAACGCCTAAATCTAGTTCTAATTGTCCTTCTCTCATGGTCATCTCCCTACTTGTGGTAAATATTTTGATTTGCATTGTTCCCAGGTCATGTATATAATATCATCATAAAAATGAGTTTCATTAGATACTCTGTCCTGTTTCTTCAAACTAGCCAATCTTTTCTTGGCATATTTGTTTTTCCAAATGTCTGTCAACGCTTCAACTGAATTATCAAACTTTCTATCTAATTGTAAAGGGTTTATTTCTTCTCGTAAAAACTCTTTAGTATTAGTAAATAACTCACCAAAATATATACCTCTAGCGTGTTCTGACTTAATTAAATTTTTATCTATACCTAACTGATTGTAGGTAAATGTATGACTTCTATTTCTATGGTCTCTTTTATGTGGTTGACCAGTATCTTTCTTTGCTACATACCATTCAAAGTATTTGTATGTATGATTCTTCTTTAACCAGTTTTGTATCATATATCTAGTTGGTTTTAATGGTTCATATGATACACTACCTGCTGTCCAGCCCATTTTCTTCCAATATTTTAATCTATCGTATTGTGATAATGGTATCTCTTTTGTTTTACCATATAAACTTGTAGTTGTAACACCAACCAATTTGTCTTTATATTGGTGTTCCCATGTATCCTCGACAGTCTTACTCAAACATAATAAGGCTAGCAGTTTCCCGCCAACCAGGTTGTATCCAAGCGGCTGTATTGGTACTATTGTACTACCAATGCAAGTATGATTAATCATTCTTTGCGTCTTGGCCTCTCTTTCCCAACCAATATAATTATCTCTAGGTGTAAGGTCTAAGAAATCACTACTCATACAAGTAACACCTAATAATTTCTCTGTTTTCTTATCTCTTATTAAGAAGTTTAAATTTCTACCAATATTACTATTGTTTTTCATGGTAGACAAGAAAGTTCTCATACCATTCCAGATTGCTGGCATTTTACTACCGGTAATAGATTTTACCTCATCACCATCTGTCCATAATAATTCTGGTTCTAAATCAAGATATTCTTCTTGGTCTTTAGGTAACCAAAAGTTGTTTCTAATCTCGGCTAATAATGCACCTTGTTCAGGATTTAACAATGCTGGTTTATCATCAAAAAAACTATTTGTTTCTACTGTCGGATATTTGTCATGTACTTCACACCATTTTTGATATAATGTATATTCTTTTACATCCATTTTAGATACAAATGATAGGTCTTTAATAAGAGCCTCTTTTAAGGTCTCTGTATCAACTGCCTCTATTTTATCTATTGGATTGTTATCTTGCCAACTTTGCCATTGGTCATCAATAGACATTCCTTTTTTCCACGCATATGTCATAATATATCTATCCTACTTGAAAGTATTAATAAAGTCAAGCCTTGTTTGATTTTTCAATCTTTTTAATCATTTTCTCTCGTTTTGCCATAGCTCTTTTTAGTTTAAACTTACTAACCTTTTCTGTAAAATTTCTACCTAACATATGGTCATATTCGTGTTGAAAGATACGACTCATCATTCCGTCTAAGTGTGCTTCTTGTAGGTCGCCTTTTTCGTCTGTATATTTGGCAACTATTTTTCTAGGTCTTTTAATATCTAAGAATATAAAAGGATAAGTTAGACAACCTTCTTTCATCATAATAGTTTCTTCACCTGCTGAAACAATCATAGGATTAAAACAAGTCATTTTTAAACCCTTTTCAATTGATGGATGACCACCTATTACAAACATATTAAAAGGTAAACCAACTTGATTGGCAGATAAACCTATACCACCATATTTTGTCATTGCCTCAAACATAGCGTCTGATAGTTCTTGTCTATTTTTTATATCTTCATCTTTTAACATATCATCAACAAATGGCGCTATTGCATTGTTAACTCTAGGGTCATTAGGTGGTATTAGTTTTAATTCTTTCATGTTTGTTGTAACCTCGTAAAGTTCTTATACTTTTCATACTTAATAATATTAGTAAACTTATCAAAAAGTATATCGCCTTTGTGTGATATTATAAAAATGTTTTCTTTTTCAAAGGCCTTAATTATTTTAAAGAAATCATCCATACCTTGACCATCTAAACTACTATCAAATATTTCATCTAACATTAATAAGTTGGTGTTTGTACTATTTTTCATCTTAGCTATTTGTCGCCAAGTAAATAGTAAGGCCAAGTCTATTCTCATTTTCTCACCCTCACTAAAACTATTATAATTAAAAGTATCTCTAAATCTACTTTTTATTGTTTCGTTAAATTCTTCATCTAAATTAAAGTTTACATAAAAGTCCATAGATTGTAGATGTTGATTGATTAATTGATTCATAATAGGTAGATACTTTTTAATAATTTGTGCTTTAGCACCTTTGTCATTTAGTATTTCTCTTAATACATCAACATATTTCTTTTGTTCAGTTACTTTATCTAATTCTTCTTCAGCGACCTTTAATTGACCTTGCATATTTTCTAAGTCAATCTTAATACTTTCTATATCATTATTTTGTGCCATAGATATATCTTGGTGTATTTGGTCACTATGTTTTTTTAGATTTTCTAGTGAAGTGTTTATCTTTGCTATCTCTACATTCATGTCCTGTATCTTGTTTGAAATCTTGCCAAACTCTACTACCTTTTCTTCCTGTTTCGTTAGCTCTTCTACGAGCTCTGACAAGCCTGTGGAAAGTTTCGAAATGGTTGCGTGTTCGTGTTTGCATTTTTCTTCCTTAAATTGTTTATCTATGGGTTGTGTACAGGTAGGACAATTATCGTTTTGTTGAAAAAACTCTAATGTTTTTTTATGTGTAGATAAGTTTGTTTCAATCTTTGTTTCTAGTTTTTGTAGTTTGCTGTATTGCATATCTACTTTTAACTTGTCTTTTACTCTTTCTTTTTGCACGGCTATTGATTCATTTAATTCTTGTATCTTTTTTTCATAATTATGTGAATCTGTGCTGTTTTTATCAAGCAATTTTTGTCTATGCGTCTGGAAGTCTGTACCTTGGTCTTCCAAAGACTTTAGATGTTTTGCTTCAGTTTCATACTTGGTCTTTATTAACTCCGCTTGGTGGCGCACCTCCGTGAGATTTTTTTGTAAATCACTTTGTTGGGAACGCAATATTAAGTCCATAAGGCCAAAAACTCTAATATCTAAAATTTCTTCAACAACTTCTCGTCTATATCTTGGTTTCATTTTCATAAAAGGCTCATACGCTGAAGAACCTAGTATTACTACCTGAATAAATGACCTATAATTTAATTTCATTATATTTTGTTCTAGGTATTTTTGATAGTCTATGCTACTTGCGTCTTGATTTAATAACTTGTCATTTTGATATATTTCAAATATATTTGGTTTTATGCCTCGTCTTATCATATATTCATTTGTACCTACATCAAACTCTACCTCTACTAAGGAATCACCTTGATTAATTGTATTTACCATTTGGTCTTTTTTAATTATTCTAAATGGTTTATTAAATAAGGCATAACACAATGCGTCTAATAATGTTGATTTTCCACTACCATTATTTCCTACTATTAAGGTTGTATGTGATTTATTTAATTCTACTTCAATTGGCGTGTTGCCGGTAGATAAAAAGTTTTTATATCTTATTCTTTTAAAAGAAATCATTTGGTAATTGTTTTCTGTTTAATACTTCAAGGTTACCTGATACGCTAACTCTTGTACATTTTGATTTATAAGGAACAACCCAATGTTGCAATAGTGCTGGAAAAATAAGCATATCGCCTGTACTAGGTCTAAATGATTGGCCTGTTTGTGCCCATTTTGGTTTTGCCTGTTGTGTAAATTCAAACATAAGACTACCAGGTACAGCAGATGTACCTTCAAATGCGTCTTGTTCTTTTTGTAGTTCTTTTGGTACATCTAAAAATATAACAAATGAATAATCACCGCCATGAGTATGCACAGGATTAAAGTCACCAGGTTTCATAAAGTTTACCCATAAATCGTGAGCATTTAGTTCACAGTTATAGTTAGGAAGACCTATCCAATTAGACCAACCTTCTCTATATGCCTGAAAAATAAAATGTGATTCTTGATAAAACCATTTTGTAGTTTTATCATTATATTTTAATTGTGTATGTAGGTGGCCAGCTAAACTTTTATGATAACTTTTTAAATCTTTTTTGCCGTCTTTTAGTAATCTTTTTCTCATATCCTCAGGAATTTTTGTTCTCATAACATAAGGTCCAAATGGTATATTACCGTATTTTAATGTTCTATTCACTTGCTTCTCCATATAAATCTCTGGCAAAATCTTTTAGTTTTGTTTTATCTAAGTCGCCAGTTTCGGCTTGTTCAATATAGTTACCTAAAAAGGTAAGTGTATCTTCGCCTTGTTCTAGTATATCGCTTCTAACAGTAGAGGCAACATCAATTGGGTCTTCTATTATTTGTAAGTCATAAACATTTATGGTATTATAAAATTTTTCAATTAAATTATTGTACATATCTTCATCTGTTTTATTAGATACAAATATCTTTACATATGAATTATTAAATGTTGATAGGTCTTTATTAGTGTAGTCTTCATCTTTATCATTATAATAAAACTTTTTATACATTCTATAAGGATTTGGTACTCTTTCAAGTTCTCTAGTTTGTGTATCAAATATATGAAAACCTTTAGGACATTTATAGTCTGACCATGTAATTTCGTATTGTGTGCCTAGATAATAGATACGACCATCATCTGATTTTTTGTGAAAGTGACCTGATATTACCTTTTCAAATTTTGTAAATTGAGATTTTTCTAAACCTTGTTCATTAAAATGGCCTTTGTGCATTTCAAATCCTTTAATTTCCAAATGACCCATGGCAATGACAGAGGTAGAATTATCAATAGCGTATATAGAATCAGAATGGTTATCATCACAAATCCAAGGCAAGAAAAGTATATCAAGGCCGTCAAAGTTAACATCAATTGGTCTAGTATAGATTTTAGCGCCTTTGCTAATGTTAAGATTTTGTAAGGCATTAACATCATTTGTATTTTTAAAATATGTATCATGGTTACCTATTAATATATGTGTATCTATATTATAATCTTCTAGTTTATTCCAGAAAATTTTTTTAAAGTTATGTGCTGTATTGTGGTTTATAAACTTTCGTCTGTCAACAACATCACCTAAATGTATCAATGTTTTTATATTATGTTCTTCCAAATAAGGAAAGAAAACATCATTATAAAACTTATTTTGATACTCTATAAATGCAGGCGAATCGTTACGACAACCAAAGTGTGTGTCATTTAGTAACGCTATCTTCATTAATAAAATACTCTAAAGTTGATTTGGTTTTTTTCTTCTTTTCTTTTTTCTTCTTTTTTGCTGGTTCGTCTATGACGGTATTCTTTTGTAAAAATTCTGTAAATTGATTTTTAAATTCTCTGTCTTCACCAGGTTGTAGTGATAGGTCATCATAATTAGCTTCCATTATAAGTTTTTGTTTAATAGTTACTTGTTTCTTTTCTTTTTGTATTCTTCTAACAAAAGCGTAATAGATTATTTGAGTAAAGTAAGCAAAAGGATTATTTGATTTTTCAGGATTAAAATTGTCCAAATACTGTAAACAGTTCTCAATACCATCACTAATCATATCATCTCTAAAAGTATAATTAATAAAGTTTGGTCTATATGATAAGTGGTTTGCAATTTTTAAAAAACAACTACCAATGTAATCTGTAACAGGTGGTCTTTCTCGCTTTTCTCGTTTTGCCTTTCTGATTGATTTTCTATACTCAATCATGGCAGCCAGAAACTCCTTATTATTTACATAATGTTCTTTTTGTGTTTTTTTATTCATACTTGCCATAATACACTATCCTATTCTAAATGTCAATGTTGGGTTGTATTAAAATTAATTTTCATCCACGCTTGACTCTTGCCAAAAAATGGATATAATATAGGTGTCCGCCTTTGAGGAAAGCTCCTATACCTAATATTATTTTTAATGGATTGTTGGTTCTTCGTCTTCGAGTTCATTAAATATTTCATTTATCTTTTCATTATCTTTATCACTAAGTCTTTCTCTGTTAAATTTGACTTCTTCTTCACGCTGTAAATTCTTATCAATTAAATGATAATCTTTTATAATATGTACATATGACTTTTGCATTTCGGAAGAGGCATTTGTAATAGTCATTATTTTGTCTTTTGGTATTGTAACTATTGTATCGCCAGTATAGGCCGCCCATTTAATTAATGCTACATAGTCTTTAAAGCCGCCGGGTGTAAGTTGTGGAATATATTTGATTTGTAAAGGTCTTTCAATTCTTAGTAATGCGTGTTTGTCTGGTAACTGCTCTTTTGGAAAAGCACAAACAATATCATCACCGTTTTCTAATTTAACTATTTTTATTGCTGACATTTGTTAACTCCACATTATGGATTTCATAATCAAATTCTTCTTCATTGTAAATATTTATCCTTTCTCTAAAGTGTGCTAGAGTATAATTTTCTTTTTCCTTATATGTTAAATCATCTGCAATATCATATAAAGTTGCATTTGATTTATTATCTTTTAATCTTAATCCTCTACCGATACTTTGTAAATTTCTTATGCGAGATTTAGAAGGACTAGCAAAAATAATGTTATGCAAATTCCGTATATTAATGCCTGTGCTGAAAGTCCCGAAGGAAGCAAC